AGACAGCTTTCCAGAGGACATGGATGAAACAAACATACCAACCATGCCTTTATCTCCTTCTGAGCAATCAACGCTAGACGCAGAAAGCGAAGAATAACCTTACAATCACTTTAAGAGGATAATTATGAAACTTGTACCTTACCTTGACCCACACGACAATGAACAACATTACTTCGATGCCGAACAGTTTGACTTTACCCTAGCTTGGCAATTCCGAGAACCAGACGAAACAGGGGCAATTCCATCCGATGCCACTGGTGCTTGGATAACTAAGATTGCCTTGAAGACAGGTGGGTTTATGCACTGTTCTGAAAAACCTTCCGTTATAGCGGAAAGAGTTTTGGCGGCATTATCAGATGAAGGATGAAAGCTTCAAGTGTCCAATAGCAATCTTTCGTGACTTACCAGATGCAAAAGATATTGCTGACGAATTTGCTGAACTAGCCCAAGGTTTAAGATCGGACGATAAAAACGGCGGCTTAATAAGTGATGCTTGGAAAAACAGTGAAGTTGCTAAAGACCCTATGGACTATGAGAAGTATGGGTATACTAGCTTTTACAATTTTAACCTTACCAAAGAAAAGGGGTTTAAAAGAATACATGAACTTACGGTTCTTGGCATTGGTAAGTATTTAGACGAATTTGCAAAGCAGCACTTAAACTTTAAGCTTCTTAATTCTTGGTCTTCTATATATGGTAAGGGTCATTATATCCCCGAACACATACATAGCCACTCACATTTTAGTATAGTTTTTTATGCAGATGCCTCTGAAGGAACAGGCGAAATAATTTTTCGTAATCCTATGTATCCATTGTACGGAATGATGTTCACTGGTACGCAAGGTTTTTTCAATGATAACTTAGAAGTACAGCCCGAAAAAGGAATGATGATAATTTTTCCTAGCTTTGTACCTCATTATACCAAGCGACATATGGACGACAAAGAGAGAATTATATTTTCGTGTAATGCTCAAATTACCGAAAGCCACATTCCTCACCAACCAGCCACAGGCCCAAAAGTTAGGAACCCGATATGAGGCCGAGATTCGATGTAGTACCTAATCTTTTCACATCAGATGAATGTGATTTCATTATAAAAACTGGGCGTAAAAATTTAAAAGATGCCAGCTTTGGCAATCAGAAAGAAAGATGGTTTCCTTCCCTACAAAGACGGTCAAAGGTTTCTTGGTTTAGTAATGGCAGTAATCCAGAGATTGACGTTTTAATACAAAGAGCGATAGCTGCTATGGTTGAAACAAGTCAATTTCACCACGGTGTCGTCTGCAATGAATATGAAGACGTTCAGTTTACAGAGTATCGAACGCTAGGTCATTATGGGATGCACAAAGATGTAAGCATTACTGGCCCATATCGGTTAATTTCTGCAACCATCGAACTCTCTCCCAAAGGTTCTTATATTGGTGGGGGTCTTAGTATTAATTCAATGTTTAAAGAAAAGGACATTAAAGCAGATCAAGGCTCTATGGTGGTTTTCCCAAGTATCCTTGACCATAAAGCCAAGACAGTTTTTTGGGGAAAAAGAAACAGCCTTGTTCTTTGGGGGCAATACAGGGACGACACGTAGTCAGTGAATAGGGATAATGTCCGAAAGGAGTTGTTATGGCGACTAAACGTGTGTCGAAAAAATCTATGCCTTGTAACAAGCCTCGTCGCGCACCAGCGGGGAGCAAGAAGAAGTCTGTTGTAAAGGCTTGCTCGGGTGGCAAGGAAGTGGTTGTTCGATTTGGAGATCCTAAAATGTCTATCAAGAAGGGAAACCCAAAGAATAAAAAGTCTTATTGCGCACGTTCTGGCGGCATCAAGGGAAAAAGCAACAAACTAACGGCTAACTACTGGTCGCGTAGAGCGTGGGACTGCTAACATGGGTGATCTAAAGGTTCCATTGGCACTTGTTTTCGTAGTCGTCGCACAAACTGTTGGGGCGGTATTTTATCTATCGGAGCAAGCCCACAGGATTGAGCATCTTGAAAACTCGTTAGCCAAGATCGACACAGATGTTGACCAATTATTTTTAGACACAGGAGATTTGATAACCTTTGCCACCTACACTGAAAACAGATGGGCAGAGGCTTATTCAGACGACATGACATACATTCGTATGTTTGGAACTAAGAAACCCCCAGAACAGGAGAACTAACATGCCAACAGTAGGTAAAAAGAAATTCCCTTACACAAAAGCTGGTAAGGCCGCTGCTAAGAAAGCCGCCAAGAAAACTGGCAAGCCTATGAAAAAGAAGAAAGGCTACTAATGAGCCTCTACCGTAATATCAACAAGCGCAAAAAAGCTGGTACGTCGAGGAGTAAGTCTAACTCAACTATTTCGGATGCAGCTTATTCAAATATGAAAAAGGGTTTCCCTAAGAAGAAAGGAAAGAAAAGTGGCAAAAGGACCAAGTAGGCAATTACGAAAGGCGGGATGTGGAAGCATGACCGCTGCAAAGAAAGCACCGATTAAAAAGAAACCAAAATCAGGAATGAAAACTTCAAAATAACCATGACAATTAAAACTGACCTTAAAGACCTAATCGAACTTTCTGAAAGTAAAGGTTGGGCTAAAATTAACAAGGTCATGCAAGACGAAATACTAACCCTCGCTCTAAGCATGGCCCGATCACCAGATATGACGCAGCAACAAATGGACTTCCAGCGTGGGGCAATTTGGGCCGCTGAACAATTACTAAACGTGCCAGAGCGTTTAATTCACAAACTACAAGGCGAACTGGCATTAGAAGACGCAACTTATAACTCCGCTATGGCCGAGAAGGAAACTTAAAATGGCAAAAGAAGAAGACCAAATCGCTCGTATTGCAGCAAAGCAATTAACAGGCGAGGCTCCAAAAGAGCAAAGCGCACCCGCTGAAAACGCAACCCCACAAGAGCAAGCTGCCCAAGTCGCTTCACCACAGACTGAAGGTGATAAATCGCAAGAGGCGGCTGTTATGTATAAGGTTAAGATGGGTGACAAAGAGCGAAATCTTACACCTCAACAAATCACAAGCACATTTGAGCGTTACCGAGACTTAAACCACAAGCAAGCACAGATGAAACCTGTTATGGACTTAGCTGAAAAGATGATGTCGGCTGGTAATATTGATGGTGGCACGGCTGCAAAGCTTATGGAAGCTTCTATGCAAGCTTACACAAAGAATGCACAGATGGGTCGAGCAACTCAAAACCCTCAAGCTGGAACTGCACAGCCACAGCAACCATCGCCTAACGCGCAACAGCCCAACTTAGATACTGAGTTTAAAAAGTATGAAGACGATAATGCTATTTCCCTTCCCCCTGGATATAGGGAAGCGGCTGCACGTCTAAATTCTATGGAACAGCGTTTGGGTCAGGGTATGCAAATGCTCAATCAAATGACACAGCGTATGGGCCAACAGGCACAGCAAGGCGTTCAGTCTTCACAGCAAGCCCAAGGGGATAGAATGGCGGCTGTTGAGCAAAGCATTCGTAACAACCTAGACCGCGCACAACAAGCGGCTGGTTTACCAGACGATGCAGTACAAGACTTCCAAGCCTATGCTGGTGAACGTGGTTATACCGCTGAAGATTTTGCAGATAGTAATTTGACTATGAAGGTAGTTCAAGACTTTTCAAATCAGCGAAACACACCAGAGTTTCAAAGGCTAAAGGACATGTCTTCACGTCGCCAAGCCTTTTTACAAACTCAATCAGGTAGCCCAGCTTCCGAGGCGGCAAGGCCAACTGGTGATGATACGATGGCGCGGATGGCTGCAAAAGCATTATCCAATAGAAATCCATAAATAAGGGACGACACGCGACTTAATTTTCCACATATTAGTACATGAACAGACGCTACGGCTTCACTTGTTCTATAATGGGAAATTGGAAGGTCGCGTGTTTTCCGCGCCAACTAACGTCCCCCGAAAATTTTAACCTATCGAAAGGAGACTAGCAGATGGCTGGTATTCAAGGACTTCGGGGTACAGGTCAGTTTAATACAGACTTTCGCCCGAAAAACTACCGCGAGCTTTTTACGCTCTTGGAACCAAACGGCAATGCGCCTTTGAACGGACTGTTAGCAATGACAGGTTCAGAGGCAACAGACGATCCTGAGTTCAAGAACTTTAGGGACGAATTGCCTGACAGAAAGCTGACAGTAAACGGGGCAGTAGCTTCGACTTCTACTACAGCTATTACAGTAGACGCTGGTAACGACAACTTGTTTGCGGTTGCTGGTTCTATTGTTGTAAACGCAACCACAGGCGAGGTAATGCGTTGTACAGCGGATGCGACAGCAACAGCTTTAACTGTTGAAAGAAACATCGGCGGTACATCACACCAGATTGCTGATAATGCAGAATTGTTCATAGCTGGTACAGCATATGAAGAAGGCGCGGCATCACCAACAGGAGTGAGTTTTGACGCGACGGTAGCTGAAAATTTTACACAAATTTTTCGTACCGCATTTACCGTGACCGAAACTTTGAGAGCCACAAATCTAAGGACTGGCGACAAAGAAGACGAAATGGCAACCAAAGCCTTAAAAATGCACATGATGGATATTGAGAGAGCAATGTTCTTCGGTAAGAAGAACGAAAGCAACGGCTCAACATCACAGCCACGCCGTTTCACTGGCGGGTTGATCAATACTTTGTCAAACGTGATTGACCGTTCAACGGCTTCAAGCACAATGACAGAGGATCAATTTGATCGTGCATTGATCGAAGACATTTTTGCATTCGGTTCCAAGCAAAAAATTATGTTCTGCGGAGCAAAAGTTGCTGGACACTTGCAGAAATTCGGTAAGGACAGATGGACTCCACATGTGATCGAAGACACCTATGGCGTAAGCTTGACAGGTTATGAGACATTTGCGGGTACATTAGCCGTACATCTACACCCACAATTCCGTATGGTTCCTGGTATGGAAAATGCGGCGGTCATTATTGACTTCCCGTATATGAAGTACCGCTATATGGAAGGGCGTGATACGCAGCTTCTACGTGATAGACAAGCTGCCGATCTTGATGCAGTTAAGCACGAGTACCTAACGGAATGCGGCTTAGAATTGCTTCAAGACAAGGTTCACACCTACATCAAAAATTGGGATTTGGTTGCATAACCTTTATCACAGTTTGATTGATAGGGCGGCTTCGGTCGCCCTTTCTTATTGGGACGACTAAGGGGTGAAAAATCAGCATAAATAATAGGTAGGTAAATTTAGGAGTAACCTTATGACTAAAAAACGTGCGCGAGATAATAATGGTCGTCTTATTGGTGACGACCCTTCAACTCCCAATGTTAATGAAGCTTGGGTAAGTGAAGAAAACCCAAAGAAGAAAGCAAAGCAAAAGAAAGCACCCACACTAGAAGCGTCTAGTCCATTTTCCATGTATGTTTCGTCTGATGAAGAAGCGTCTGTCTTTGATCTTAGGATTGGTGATAGTCGAGTTCGTGGTGCGTGGGATGGTAGCCGCACACATGTTTGGTGGAAAGTTCCTAATGACCTTGTAAACTCTATGGCTAAACACCATCATGTTTGGTCAGGTCGCATTATCAAGGCTGACGATTAATGGGATATTCAGCGACTACGGAAAATTCAACAACGTCTGACACTTCCGTTGTGCAAACCAGTACATCTAGCGCAACACCAGAAAGCATTGTTAAGCCGTTTGCGGCTGGTTCAAAAGAGAACACCCCCCTTGAAGACTTGGTAAGATCGGCTCTTACTAGGGCTGGTAACTTCTCACCTTCCCGTATTGACGGTGAAGTGATGATGATGATGATTGAATTGGCGAACCGTATCGTTGAAGAAATAAGACGAAACCCTTATTGGACGGGTGGCGACATTGACTACTACAATGATCCTACAGAGTGCCGCCCTATTCCAGACATGATAATGATTGATGGTTTGACCGCACATTATTTGATCCAACAGGGATCAGATAAGGCAATGGTTTTTCTACAAATGTATCAAGCAAACTTAACGGATACTTTGCATAACCGTACTCATGGGAACAAAGGGTATACGGTTAATATCAAAGATGGTGGGTCGAACAAACGGTATAAATAATGGCAAGACTAGCTTACGCACCAATCGCTATAAAATCTCAGGCCACGACCTATTACGGGTTTCGTGGCATTGACCGTTCTCGTGACATTACAGCGATGGAAACCCAAAAGGATCAAAACTTTTTCAACCTTGAAAATTGTTTTGTGGACTATCGTGGTCAGTTAATACGAGATCCTAAGTTCTTTTTACATACTGGATCTAATCGGTTTCCAGTAAAAGCCCTTCGGTTCTACAACAGGGAAGGTGTTTGTTACGCAGAGGAAGACGCTGCAAATACTCACTTAGCCTCAGATCGTGGTGATAGGGTGGAGTCGGCATACGCTAAAGATGCAATAATCACTATGACTAACTTTAAAGGTAAGGTGCATATTTTCTGTAAAGATCACAGAATGTATCGTTATGATGGGTTTCAATTTGATACAGCAACAGCTTCTATCAAACCTTCCTTTGGAGTTCCTATTCAAAGAAGACTTGCTATATCTGGATTTAAAGATAGGCCAACGGTAGTTGAGTTTAGCAGAGTTGATAATCCCGACATCTTTCTAGAAGAAGAAGCTATTACTGAAGAAGTAACCCGTGCTTCATTTATCGACATTTCCAATCTTATTGGGACAGCGGATGAAATCACAGGGCTTGGAGCATTCGAGGCAAACCGACTAGCGGTTTTCACAAAAGACCAAACGCTCGTTTACATCATCGACCCAGACTTTGAGCAATGGCAGCTAGACAGCCGTGCTAACCTTCGTATTGGTTGTATCAGCCACAACTCAATTGTGAATGCTGGCTCTGACCTTTTGTTCTGTTCACGTCGCGGTATTCACTCAATCATGCGATCAGAGCAAAACGGTATTACTATCGCGGAAGCTTCTCTCTCTGATGAAGTCGAGCCGCTATATCAAGAACTTGTAAAGACGACGCCAGATCCAAGAATGATCAGCGCGGTCTATGATCCCGACACACAAACCTATCATGTTTTCTTTCCGCGTCCTGGGGGTACTCAGACCAAGAGACTATCTATGAATTTCCGTTCTGGATATGAAATGGTCAACTTCCAATTAGGCGACACACTCTTACCGCGTTGCGGTGCATTCCTTGGTGGTCGTTTAATGTTTGGCACAGCGGATGGAGTTTATGAAGCAACGGACAGGGTGATTACTCAAGACACTGGCCTTGCTGATCTAAGACGCTCACCAATGGTTGCGGAAACTCCTGTCTTATGGCTGGGCGATTTTCTCAACAGTAAGCGTACACACTCAGTAATTATTCAAGCAACAGGAAGAGGTCGGTTTTTTATCGACGCTGTTGATGATGAAGAGCGTATGATGTCTTCGTTAGAAATAAATCTTGATCGTCTTCCTGGTGATACGCATTGGGGTGATGCTCCTCTAAAATCCGACTACACCTTCCCATTTAACCACATCTTTCGCGGCGTCAGGCTTCGGTTCCGCACAGAAGAAAAGGACGTTGATACCGACGTAACGGTTATCAGTTTTGCGTTCTTAATGCACAAGGAGAAATAAGGCATGGCCCGTCTAAAAGTATTATACCCTGGAAACCATACGTCGAGTGGAAATATCGGCGCAGATGTTGAGAACATAGTTCGATACATAAACTCAAGTGAGCTTGGGGACCAAACACTAGCGGAACTTCTAAAGAAGTTATTTGACGGTGACGGTATTCTCAAGGCTCCTGTTGAGCTACGCAAAGATAACATTAATGGTTTAGAGTACCGCGTTGGTGAATACACTGAAGCTGAAGTTGGTTGGACACAACTGGCTACGGTTGCAGATATTAGAGGCGCAAGCGGTAGCGACGTGGGTACAATCGGTGCGCCATTGTTTTCATCACGTCAAGATATTGTGGTAAATGAAGCCGATAGTAATGGTGCTATTCAGTACCCAACAGGCACAACTGTTTTCAATTACATCCACGAGGCGGCTGATGCTATTGTTGTTTACATAAATGGAGCATTAGAAACTTCTTCAAATGTTACAGCCGACAATGCTGCAAACACTATAACTCTAGCACAAGCCACACAAGCAAATGATCTGATAACTGTTTATAAAGTTCAGTCTGCTAACGATAGTGGTTTCACTCGTGAAGACGTTGTTGCTGGTACATCCCAAGCGGTGTTTCCGTTCGTACACAATGAAGACCAAAAAGTTCTTGTGTATCGAAACGGTGTATTGCAGAGATCAGGCGGTACGAATGATTACACACAGCAACCCGCAAACTCGACTATAACATTTACTTCCGCTTTGACAGCGGGAGACTTAGTTACCTTCATTATTGTGGAAGACACTTCACAGGTTCGTGTGTCAGGACTAATGACCGAAGATAAGTTTACGAACACAAACGGTCTTATACCCTTTAACAAGTTAGCAATTCAAGATGCTGATATACCTCGTGCAAAGGTTGAGGGTGTAACCGAGTTACTTGCAAACCGAGGTCGGGTATATGTAAGCCCATCCGAGCCATTGAATGCAAATGCTGGGGACATGTGGGTTGATACGTCTGCCTCACCAAACGTTCTGAAATTTTATAACGGAACAGGTTGGTTGCTCACTTCGCCCGACACGGGCATCCCAGCTTTCGGAACAACAAACGCCTTACAGTTTCTTCGCGTAAACTCAACAGGTGGTGGTCTTGAATTTGCAGACGTTGACTTTACATCCCTAGTCCCAAAAACTTATATCGGCGCGGCTGATGGAGTTGCGGGTCTAGACGCTACTGGTAAACTTCCAATTGCCCAACTTCCCGATACGTTTGCAACTAGGAGTTTCTTCTTTCAGCAATCAGGCTCAATAACAAACGGAGACTACGTTATCACTCGTGCGTTTAAACAAAACGTTCGTATCGACGCTATGGCTGTTAAAAGTACAAGCGGATCAGGAAACGTACAGTTAAAAATAAACGGGATAAATGCTGGTGACGTTGTTGCTGCATCCTCGACATTAACTGAGCAAAACTTATCTGCCTCAATCGCAATCGACGCGGTGACAACTTCTAAGGAAATAGCGTTCACTGTTTCGTCTGCTAACAACATATCAGATATAGAAGTCACACTAGCGGCGGTAATCACGAATGTTTGATAATTTAACATCTGAGCAAATGAAACGTATAGCCGCGTCCCTATCTGGAAAGGGACGCTTTGGAGACACTCAACTTGTCCATGTTAATGAAGAAGAAGTAAAACTCTTAGAAAAAATTGGTGCGGGAACAATCAATCCCGACACTGGATTAAAAGAGTTTTACGTTGCTGGTTATGACAACTGGACTGACATGATTGACGGTGGTGGTCCTGGGCAATCTGGTAACACTTATGACAATGACAATGATCCAAATAACGAGGTCACGGGTATTGCCGCTGTCTCTAATTCTATGGCTGGCGCATCCCACGCTAACAATGGCCTTAATGACAAAGACAGTAAGAATGACGACAAGGATTATACCTACGAGTCCTTTACTGATATGTTTGATGGCGGCGGCATAGGTATGAAGGGAGACACTTACGGTCATGGTGATTTCTCTAACTTAGATAAAAATGGTGATGGATATATCTCTAAAGCAGAAAGCGGAAAGGGTTTAAAAGGCGGCATTGATGGCGACAAGGACAGCCCGTTTACAACTGTTGCCAACGTCGTAGGAATGGTGGCTAGTCCTATTGCTTATGGTCTTGGAAAGGTGGCGGCAAATGCGCTTGATGATGGTGGGTTATTCTCTAAAAAAGCTGGTACTAAAACTAATACAACCAATCCCGCTGAAGAGTATAGGAAAAGGGCGCGGAAAAGAAACCGTGACAATGATACTGAAACGACTACGCAATCAACCTCAACTGGTGAGACTGATACAACTGGTGCAGAAGGTGAGGACGGGACTTATTCGGAGATAAGTAATAACCTTACATATAAGGGTCCAAATTTTACATCATTACCAGAGCGTCGTAAGTTTATAGAATATGACTACACAGATGGAACGGGCAAGCCAGTTTCTTCTTATAACGGTACTGCCAAGCCTTTTTATGTGGCTACAGATCAACAGAGTGTTGATGCTTATGTAGTTGCTGAAACAGCGTCAAATGCAATCGACCAAATGGTTTCGCAATTAGACACAGAATTGCAAGACAAACTTGCGGGTTCTATATCCGTACAACTAACACCAGATAACAAACTTGCATTATATGTCGGGGACGAAAATAGCGGCTACGTCGAGGCGGTCTATACTTCAGACGACACTGGTATGTCTACTGCTATGAAAGATGTAGCAAACATGCTGGCATACGGCGAGGCAAGCGGAGATTTAAAAATTGATGCTGGGTATACGGGGCGAGTTCGTTCAGCACAAAGATTTAAGGGCTATGATGATAGTGTATTAAACACTGAGTACGCTCGCTTAAAGTCTGAGGGTGATAACTATGAAAAGGGTACGCCATTGTACTTGCTTTGGTTAGAGCGTCTTCAAGAATTAGAGGATGAAATCAAAAGGCGTGACGGTAATCCAGCGGCTAACACAGCCGAATATTCAGTAAATGGTGTCACACGGTCTATCGCAACAGCGGCGGCGGGAATGTTTGCATAAATTCGGGACGACTGACCGTCTAATAAAAGGTTAAAGTCACATAAACAAAGGAGTTAAAGTATGTCGTTTTCTACAGCAATTCTCGGATCAGCGGATGTATTCGGCCCTAACACGGGTACAAGCATCTCAAAACGTAAAGATGCTATGGCGGCTGGTGAAAAAATAGCAGAGCAAGGGCGGCATGGTGACACGATGGTTGTCCACGCTTCGCCATTTACAATGAAGCTGCTTCAAGACATCGGTGGTGCTGGTTCATTTAATCCAAAGACAGGGATGCTTGAGTTCTACAATGTAGACGACATGGTTAGAAAACGGATGGGCTACTAAAGTGGACAAATTGCGCGACGCAATCGAGATTTGGGCAAGTTGCCCAAAATACAGAGAGTACATAAGTAAGTTCCTTTGGTATCGGTTAGTTGCAGCTTACGATAACGATAAACTTCACGTTTACTATGACGGTGATAAACCTATTGGGTTTATTACTTATTGCTTCTTAACTGATAAAGAGGCTGAAAATTTAGAATGGTATGGGCCAGAAGCATTTAAACGAGAAAGTGGCGATCAGCTCTGGTTTATTGACATGGTAGCCAACGGTGGTCGTGCCGACGTTCTAAGAATTTGTAGAGATATGCGGAGCAAAATTAAAGACAAGTATCCGCTTGTAGAAACCGTTCTAAGTTTTAGACACGCAAGCCGCGTAGGATCGTGGCCTAATAAGGGAAAATGGCATGAAACACACGCTTCTTGATTTACTAGGATTAAACCCTCTTAACCCCAAAATTGTATTTGGTGGCGCATCTCAAGGTGGCGGCGGCTCCTCTAGTAGTGGCGGTGGTAGCAGTAGCAGTAGTAGCGCACTAGACAACAATCCAAATGCCGATGATGGCGGGGGAATGGAAACTATTCTTAATGATGGTCGATCCCCAATAGAAAGTGCAGCCTCTACAACTAATGCGGGTAGTGGGCAAGATAACAACCCCAATGCGGGAGATGGCGGCGGCGATAAGGGTGGTCAAGATAATAACCCGAATGCGGGTGACGGTGGCGGCTCTGCAAGTTCGGTTGGCGGTTCTGGTCAAGACAATAATCCAAACGTCGATGGGGATTTAAGTGTTGTTTTAGACAACAACCCCAATGTTGATGGACCGCTTGGAGTTACCACTACTGGTCAAGACAATAACCCTAATGTTGGCAGTAATAGCAGTTCGATAGGGTCGTCAGGTTACACGAGTTTAGATGCGATGGCGGCTAATATGGGGAGTGGTAGCGGTCAAGATAATAACCCTAATGCTGGCGGTGGTAATACAGTACAAGCCGTAACAGGCTCATCAGGTTATCCGAGTGCAGATGCGACTGCCGCTGCTGCCTCTAG